GCCATCAACAGAAGCGTTTACTTCGGTCAGCGCGTTGGAAATGGCAGTTACATCGCCTTCGACGCCATCAACACGGGCCTGCATCAGATCAATGACGCTTGCGCCGTCGTCGGTGAACAGTTGCGCATTGATTTCGGTCAGTTGCTGACCAATGGCACTGTTCGGCCCGGTGGCAACAAAGATATCTTGCTTCCACTGTGCCTTTGCAGAACCAAATGTGCTTGTCAGTTGCTGGTTAAGACGCAGAACGTTCGCAAACCCCTTGAGCGCGTCGTCGGCTGTGCCGGTGGCATTTTCCTGCGCCTGTCGAATAATCTCGCGCCGGTCATCGGTCATCCAATTGACAAGGCCCTTCACGTCGCCGTCGAGCCGACCGTAATTGACCGGGCTTTCGTCGCCGCGAACGTCCAGTGTTGTCACCTTCACCGCAGCGGCCCACGCAACAGGACGTGTCCCAGATGCCACGCGCAACCGGGTCCTAACCCACCAGTCAGACAGTCGGGTCAGACCGTTCGATATCTGGACAACGGTTACGTCTCTCGTCACATAGTCGTTGAAGACCTGTGTGGGGTCATTGTCCGGCCAGTACTGTATCTCGACGCCCGCCACCGTCACGTCGTCAATGGCATCCCACAGCAAGCGAATGCCGGGATATTCGTCGCCGTCATCGCCCACGACTTTGTTCGGGATGACGAAGAAGCCCTGAACCTCGCCCAGATAGTCGGGAGGACCAACCGGGATCGGTACAGGCGGATTGGTTTCATATGCCGTCGGGTCAAAGATGCCGTTGCCGACTTCCTGAAGGGTGACAGCAACATCACGCGGTCCATCTTCCCCCAGGGCGCCAAGCCCCTTCGACAGTATCTGGAATGTCTTGGTGAAGTTGTAGCGGTCAGATTGAAAATTGACCCACGAACCGACCTTCAGTTCCAGAAACTTCGGATGAATGGTGAACTGGCCGTTCGCCTGATAACGAGACGCCCGGATCGCGATATCCGCCAGCCGGTCACCGACGCGATGATCCGTGATAGCCGTATAGTCCACCTTTGACGCAAGGCGTTCCCGGTCGAGTGCCAGAGCGCCTTCATCGATACGCGTTGCAAGCGGCACGGTTTCATAGAATGCATCCGGGCTGATATAGTTGCCCGCAACTGTGTTCACGAGTTCGGCACGCGGGCGCGTCAGCGACAGCGTGAACGGCTTTTCCCAGTTGATATCGTCATCGGTGATTGTCGCAACAACGGCCTGATTTGCGCCTACGATGGGATATTCACCGGACACGCTTTCCACCCATGAGCCGGCACATGCTTCGCGCAGCGGCGTCATGTTGCTATCATGCGTGATGCCATCGCCGGACGAAGCGATCAATGCAGTGGTATAGCGCTTGCTGCCGTCCGGCATGATTTCATCGCAGATGTTCATAGCGGTGAACCACTCGGACAAAGGCAACCGGCTCATAGCCGTGCCGCGACCGACGATCTTTTCCGTGCCGTTGTAGATGCCTCGCTCTAGATTGAACATCATCACGGCGGGGTTGTCGGAGTAGGCCCAGGTGTTCTGGTCATTCTGCCGCTGGGGGCCGGAGCCTCCAACAGTCGTATCAAAGCGCGGATCGTAAAGCGGAGCGCCCCGAACCTCGAACATCAGGCTAGCCGGTGACGTGAGGTTATCGGCCTCCATGCGTGACGTGACTACGACATAGCAACAGCCAGCGCCGCGATGCGCAGGCGTCCAGCGGCCAGCCGGATTTGCATGGGCGATCAGTTGCGGGTCTGCCGCCTGATCCATGGTTCCAGCATGAAATCTCACCCAGACTTCGCCGCCCTCGTGAACTCCGAGAACCTTGCGGCCCCACGTGTCGCCATACTTGGTTTCCTCGTTTGGCGAGAGGTTCTTCCACTCCCCGTCCATCTGAACACGCAGCAATTCAACGCAACGGAAATCCGAGAGCTTGTAAACGTCCTGAACCATCCGATTGCCTTTGCCGAAGGCGTTCCGGTAGACGTGATGGCCCATGGTGCCGAACGTGCCAAAGCCCACTTCTCTGACGAGGTTTTCGCCATACTGGGTTTCAGTTTTGGAGGCTTCTGCTTTTGGCTTTGGCCGCATCGCGCCCAGTGCGTACTTTGCAGCCGCAGCCAACCCTCCTAATACCAGATTGGCAAGGACCGTGCCGCCGAACAGCCACGATCCAGCAGAACCGATAGCGCCGATTACCAGCGTAATGGGATCTGCTGCCGCTGGGCCAGCCAGCAGCACGAATAAAAGCACCAGGAGATATTTCATCAGGAAACCTTGAAAGCCTTCTCGGCTATGGTTCTGGGCAGGAAGCGCAAGCCATCCTCGCCTTTCACGGCGAACCCGTATTCACAGAAGTACCCGGCTGTGTTTTCATAAACGCCGAGATCACCACGCTGTGCCAATGCAACGGGGATTTCCTCGAACAAGCTAGAGACAGCTTCAGGCACGGAGTTGAAACCGCGATGCTTGATGAGGCGATAAGCACCCGTTTTGGTCTTGTACTTGCCGCGGATATCCTTGGCCGGATCATCGCCCAGAACAGCCTCTACGGCGTCCGCAGCGGTCAGAATGCAATCGGACTGCCCCCAGACCAGAGGCGTGTTCAGGTGCGCCTCTGTGGTAGCCACAAGGCGTTTTTCCCAGTCGTGGTGTCGCATGGTTTACGGTGCCGTGATGTGGAAATTTTCGCGTCGGACTGTCGAGGCGTATTCGAAGAACTTATCGCCAGGCGAAACCAACTGTTGATCCTCGTGGGAGGCAGTCCGGTATCCGTCCCGGTGATTTTCCAGTGCCGTGGTTTCGATGTTGGCTTTCAGGACGAATTCGCCGTTGTCGAAGGCATGATCGATGGTATCGATATAGCCACGATACATCGGCTCGACATGCAACAGTTGGCGCGTGTCCGGATCGAAATAGGCATCGTACAGGATGACTGTTCTGCCCTTGTAATCGAGGCTTTCAATCTGGGCGAGTTTGTCTGGCGTGATACCGAAATCTGCCGCCGCTGGCATCGTGATGGTGATTGGAAGCGCTTCGGAACCCATTTCAAATGGCGGTTCTTCAATCCCGATAAGCTGGTTTGGAAGATAAGTGTTCCCATTCCAGACCAGTTCCGACATGCCATTCCACATATACCAGGTCCCCGTCCCGAACATGAAATCGCCCATCGAGCGAATGACAATCCGACCTTCTGCAAGAAGCTGTTGTAGTCGCGTGGGGAAAGCCATTAGCGTGGCACCTCCATCAACTGAAATGAAGCGGTAGGAAACGGCCCACGGCTCATCTGGAACGATCCCGGCACAAGGCGGGTATTCAGTTCAGGCTTTTTGAACCTGACGACGGCAGCAGCCGCGATATAGGAGGCAATCGGCTGATCGACTGTGACGGTCATCTGAGTGCTTGCCGCCGTTGCGCCGACGGTGACCTGTGCCATTTGGCGATACGTGCCGCTTGTGAACGACAGCAAATCACCCGGCATCAGGATCAGGCCCGGAACGACGTTTGTTAGCTGCACCTGTCTGCCGTTCGTCACCGTGCCGCGTGAAGCGGTGCCGGTGATATGAGGATCGTCGGGGTTGCCCCAGTAGGCTTGCGGAATACAGATATGGGTTGGCCGATAGACGATCGTTTCCATGCCACCACGTGCCGACGCGATGAAAGCCTGAAGCGCCACAGCTTCGCGAGCTTTCATCGGTACGGTTTCCATATCGATCGTTCGATACGGGTCAGCATATTCGACAAAGGAAATTGCCCGGTTGCCGTATTTGGACATACTGACCGGGCTGTTAAGCAGCGGATAGGACGGCAGGAAACGAACCGTCGAAACAAGATCGATCATACCATCCCCCGCATATTGGCTTGCCTGCTGTCGCGTTTCAGGCGCGCTGGCCCGGTTTTGTCATAAGACCGGATTGCACTCTGACTGGTCTTTCGAGATACGTTCTGAACGTAGGCTTGCAGGTTGCCGTCATTATCGACAGAAACGCCTACATCGACCCGCATGGCACCCGCCGCACTCTGTCGCGAAGGGGCTTTCAGGATCGGCATGGATGGCGCGCGCAAAGGTGACCCGCCGTCTTTCAGTCCGATAACGCCACCGCTATTGATGGCTTCCAGCAGAGCACGGTTGCGCTTCGTAGCTGCCGCGTTGACGACGAATTCCTCGTCGCTCAGAATCGCCGGGATTTTATCGCCGCGTGGCCCGCCAGGACCGCGAACAATTCCGCCACCGGCACGCTTTACCGGGCCACCGTCCTTGCGGAAGATTCCGCCCAGAGCGCTGAAAATATTGAAGCCGCCTTTGTCGACGTCGAAGATCGAATTCAGTGCGATCTCGAGCAGTTTGTCTGCGATCTTTCCAAGCGCGTTGGCAAAGGTTTCCGCAGCACTGGCGCCGTTCATCAGATCGCTGGCGATCCCGCCGACGAGATCCTTTTGGAAAGACGCCATATCTTCGGCGCTTTCCTTGATCTTGTTCTGTGCTTCAGCAAGCTTTTCAGCCTCAGAACTGGCATATGCCCACTGATCTGCCGTAGCAGAAATTTGTGCTCGCAGTTCCGGTGTTAGCGCCACGCCCGCCTTTTGCGCCGCATTGAGCAGTTCCTGCTCTGTGCGTGCCTTTTCCATGGCATAGCCATAATCGTTGATCAGCGGGTTGATCTGACGCTGTGCCTCGGTCTCTGCAACAAGTGCAGCGGTGCGGTCGGTGATACGTTGAACGTTATCGTCAAAGCGCTCAGCAGGGGTTTTCTTCGTTCGCCCCTTCTTCTTGTCGTCCGGAGTTACCGGGATGCCGCCGCCGTAACCTTCTGTGTTGCGAACTGGCTTTTTCTTACCGCTCACATAGTCTTCGAAGAGCTGCTGCTTACCCTCGTAGTCCTTGATCTGCTCTTCCAGTTTATCAATAAGGTCCTGACGGTCTTTAACGGCAGGGCTATTATCGACAGTGTTCTGAACGTCCGTTGCTTCCGGAGTCGGTAGCAACGACATTGAAGGGTTGATCTCTTCCTTGATTATAGCAGCAGCCAGCTCGCGCTCAGCCTTCGCACGCACCAATGCGGACTTAGCCGCATCTAGATCGGCGGCAATTTTACTGCGGGTCGATGCTACGGCTTCGCTATTAGCGTAGTCGAGGTTTTCAATTTGGAAGCTCAGTTCCTTGACCGCGGCTTGATGAGCCTTCGCAGACTTCTCTGCATCTGTCTGCCGATCTGACATCAGATACAAAGAAGCGGCAGCTGCTCCTGCAAGCAGCCCAATAGGGCCAAGGGCCGCGCTAAAACTTGCCGCGAGAGGAATACCAGCACGGAATGCCGTCAATAGCGCACCAAGCGCCGATACGACATTGCCAATACCGAGAACCATGCCGCCAAGGGCGCGACCAGTCAGAGCGGCGATTGCAACCGTTGCGAATGCTACTGCGGCGTCGGCTACATCCTTGAAATTGTCGGCAAGATACTGCAGTGCCTGCACTAACCTTGCACTCGCTCCTGCAGACTGATCGGCATTACCAATATAGGCGGTGAACTCATTATTGATGCGGGTGAACGCATCTTTGATCGTTGCATTTGTTGCAGCGAAAGCAGCTTCGATCGGCTTCTGCGCGTTCAGAATAGCCTTGAAAACGCGGTCGGTCGTGAGCTTACCTTCCTCGCCGAGCTTCTTCAGCCCTGCGATCGAGACCTTGAACTCATCCGCAATCGCCTTAGCGATGATCGGCGCGTTTTCGCGGATGGAGCGAAGTTCATCGCCCTGCAAGACACCTGAGCCCAACGCCTGAGACAACTGCAGGATGCCTGCGATTTGTTCCTGCGTACTGGCGCCGCCAGCCTTAAATGCCTTAGTTACAATATCTGTTGCAGTCGCGATTTCCTGTTCGGACTTAGCCACAGCCGATGCCGAACGGATGAGTTTGGCATAAAGATCGACGTAGGTTGTCAGATCGACTCTCGCCGCGTTCGCACCGCCCTTCAATTGGTTTAGGCTTCTGGTCTGTACGCCCGCGATCTGAGCCGCGGCACGGATCTTGTTGCCAGCTTCAGTCCACGCGTCAGCGTATTCGATAATTTCGCGAGTGCCCAATGCCGCGCCAATGCCAGCGGCGGGCCCGGCAAGGTTGCGAAACGTATTTCCAAGAATACCGTCAAGATTTCTGTTGAGCGAACGCGCGCGTCGCTCAATGGCGTTGAATTGCGCGTTGGTGATATTGTTCGCCCTAGCCAACGACCTTTCAAATGATTTGAAATCGGCCGACAGTTGGACGACCAACTTCTCGATGTCAGTTGCCATGCCAGATCACGTCCTGATATATTGTAGGGAAAATTCGCGGCGGAGGGCGTTAGATGGTTCTGAGACAAAGACTGACGGGGATGGGCAAACTTGGCGTTGCCCTTTTTCTTGTTGGGCCCCTTATGAGCATCGGCACACGCCAATGGCTGGTCTCGTATCTTGAATCCTTACGCGGCACTGGGCTCACGTCAGTTCCTGACGTAAGCCTCTATCATGCAGTGATTGTAGCTGGAGCCATTGCAACGCTGATTTCAGTGCCCTTGATGCTTCTCGGTCGAGAATACGTCAGCCAGCCGTAATCCAGTCAAAAAGCTCATCGACTTCGGCCGTCGACAGCCCCTTACCGTCATCTGTGGAATTGGCTCTGACATACCCGTCAACAGCCGCCAGAAATTTCCACATTGACATGCGCCCTACCTCTTCCGGCGTGTAGCCGAGCGCCGCACCGTTGCCGTAGACTGCGGCAAATCTGATTTTTCCATTGGGGAGGGCGTCGAGTTGTTCTCCGCCAGATTTGCCGCCTCTTGCTCCCCCACTGGTTCCTCTGGCGCTCCCATAATTCCAACTTTTAGAATGGCAGTCGCGAAAACCAGGTTTTCGAGCGGCGGACGCCTCTCGACATAGGTGCGCACGAGTTTCGTGGCCGCCGTCGGCTCCAAGCCTCCGCCAATCAACCCCTGCCGGATAACATGGGCGATGTCGCCAATTCGGCACTGCTTGGTGAATAGCCGCTCCAGAATGACCCACGGGCCGGCGTCGCAAGCTTCCTGCAGTGCTTCTAACTCACCCCACCCGAGGCGGAAGGTATAAGTACCATCCGCCCAGTCGAGTTCAATCTTAGCGTCTCTGCTCATTACGGAGCCGTCGCAGCCGATGCGCGGACCATTTCGCCGTCCGACTGCATCGAAACATTGATGGTTGCGCGCTCGCCATTGTTGGCGCCGACTTCGAGGTTTTCGACATGCATCTTGCCGGTATAGGTGTAAGTCGTGGCGGGGAAAACGATTTCGACCTGCACGGGCACGGAATCAATGCTTTCCCAAGCGTCAAGCCAAGCCTCGATAGATTCCGAAGCAAGGACGCCTTCGCCACTGATGCTCATCGATAGAGACGCTGCGTCACGGCCAATCCAGTCCACCTTATCCGGGTCAGTACAATCCGGGATAGAAACTTCATTGAGGTTCTTGGTCAGAGTCAGACTGCGCTGTGTCAGCCCGCAGGGTGCGATGTAGGCAATAGGCGCTGCGTCATCACCAAGCTTAACGCGGACCTTACCGCCTTTAATGGTAGTGGCCTGAGCCATGGAGTGCTCCAATACGAAAAAGGCCGCTCAATGGCGGCCGCAAATTGCTTTTGAGGGTGATCGGCGGTGAAGCGCTAAGGCTGCTCGATGAACGCCGTGAAGCGGACAGACGCATGATTAATTGCGCCGTCCTTGATGTAGTCGGTGCGCCAGTATCGGAAATCGACAAGCGCGTTGTCTGACAGGGTTGGTTCCCAGTCTCTCAGCGCCAAGCGAACAGCGTTCGCAATTTCGCGCATTTGCCTTTGTGGAAGTTCCAGCGACCAAACGTCGATCTGGAAAATAATGTCATGCCCATAGACACAATCGGCGTCATCAGCCGTGGAGCTGGATGGCCCGACGCTGACGTAGGGAAAAATCGACGGGGCGACCTGCCCTTGGTCGTTTGTGGGCGGATTATCGTAACTGCGCTGCCCGATCAGTGAAACAAGCGCAGGGAAGCTGCGCAGGCGCGGGATAACCGCGCTCTGCAACTCTTGTATAGGGTCCATTGCTATTGCCCCGCTGCGACTTGTTTGGCCGCCTTGGTGATTGCTCGCCGAACCCGGCTTTTCACCTTCTTGCGGTTGGCCCGCCATGACACCCAGAAGAAAGGCGAAGGCTTGGCGCCCGGGTGCTGCGCGCCCGCGAACATGCCGCCGACGATGTGCGGGGCGGTGCCAAATTCTACAAGGTGACCGTAGCGAACTTTCGAATTGCCGGCGTAGATGGTGATCGTGAGATCGCCCGCCAAGCTGGATTTCACGGCTGCCAAGGTCATCGCGTATTTCGGCTTTTTGCCCCACGTCCAGGCGATGGAATCCCGTAGGTCGCCGTCATCGACGGGAACTAGCGATTTCATCATGGCAACGACTTCGTCGGCACCCTGCGCCATGGCCGCTTTGATGGTTTCTTTTGCCACGTCTGGCAGGCGCTTCAATTTCCGCTCGAGCTTGGCCAGTCCGAGAATAGTTGCACCCCTAGCCATATTCGCCCTCAACAACGAGCATTTCCAGCATAGCGTTGCGTTCGTCCGGATTGACGACGGTCTTAATTCCGAAAACCCGGTTCGGTTCTGCCCCGGTTTTACCTGCCCTAGCGTCGTAAGCCCGCCAAGACGCCGTAATCATGCGGGCCTGCTCGCTGCTGCGAATGGTCAGATTGTACGGCTGCATAGACTGCATTCGGGCGGCCATGATGCTCTCGGCATTACTGCCGTATCGCGGTTCCAGCCTCCCCGGTACGGTGAACTGGTCAACCCATTCACCGCGTGTTCCGCCATCCGGATCGTTGATTGTTTCGCGACGTTGGAAGGTAACAAGCTGGCGCATCGCGCCTGCTTCACTTCTCTTTGCCATCAGCATCCTTTCGTCTAGGGGTTGGGATGCGTTTAGCTTTGCCATCCGCGATAGCCTGTTCACCGCAGCGTTTTGTTACGCTGCCTTCCCATTCTGCAGGATAGCCAAGCGTGACTTGCGGCGATGCGATGAACTGGAACTTGTCAGTGAATTTCACCCACATGCCGCACTCCTAAGCTAGTGCTGGATCACGGTAGCGATGGAGGATGGCTGTTACCGGACGATCGAGGTAGCCATTGGCTTGCGAAAGCACTTCCTCGCCGTCGCCTCTGTCTTCGTACAAACCCGCCAGCACAAGAAGCGTGGCGGCCTTAACGAGTTTTGGAGTGGTGTCAGTCGTCCAGTCAGAATCGCGCTTCTTGATGTAGTCGAGGACGATTTCCGATGCCGCCGAGATGCGGAACTTAATATCGTCGTCCTCATCATCGTGCGTAACTCGCAGGTGCCGCTTTGCTTCGTCCAACGTTACGAGTTCAGCCATTATTTCTCCCTCGCATCCTTGCCGTCGCGGCCTTTCTTGACCGCCAGACGCCAGCCTTTGCCGGTATCCGGCTTATCCGCTGTATCTTCCTGAGCAATCCAGAAGCTGCCAGCCCATGTCACCCCGTCACCGGCCTGATATGATGCACCGTCCTTGTAGACGCCGCGGTCCATCACAATTGGCAGCGCCAGAGGGAACTCCTTGCTCTGCTCGCCGCGAATGAACTTCAGGGTTAGCGTTTTTTCCCCGTCGTAATCGACAGACAAATCATCAAAGCCAAGGCCGTCGGCACCTGGCTTGCCATCATCGCCGACAACATTGCCCAGTTCCTTTGTTTCACCGTTCGAGAATGTCAGCACGAGACTGCCTTCCCGATCAATGAAAGCGCTTTTGACGCTGATCGGTTCCGGACGGTTGACCAGATCCTCAACGCGCCTTTCAAGTGCCTCGATACGGCTGTCGTAAGCCTCAAACGAGCGGTCCACATAAGCCTTGACCGCTTCGAACCCCTCATCGAATATCTTCTGTAGGTCCATCATGCGGCCTTTCGTGTGATGCTTTGTCCGGCGAATAGCGCCTTAACAGCAACGGTCGAAACGTGTTTCTGTTCTGGCTCTGTTGGCGGTGCTGGCGGTGGCGATTCCTGCGACTTGCCGAACGGGTCTTCCTTCGCGTCGCGTTTGGCGAGCGCTTCCAGACTGTAATTCTGCTGCTGAACCATGGGGCTGTTGCCACCTGTCACTGGTTTATAGCCGAGCTTCTGCCGCATCTCGTTTGTGGACAGGATGCCCTTGGACTTGTCCATGGCCTCCATCTGCGAAACCGTATCCATGCGCAGAAGATTGTCGGTGTCGAATTCAGTCCCCAATCCGTCGCCAGTTCCTAGTCCTTTGTCGAGGCATTCTTCTATGCTTTCGATCAGCACTTGCAGGCATTGCGAGTAGTATTCGAGGTTCAGGCTTTCGATACTGTTATTGGCTGGCATCTCTCCAACGCCAGCCTTATACGGCGGCACGTGATAGACCGAGCAAACGACAGTGGCAGACCAGCGCAATTGGTCGATAAGCTGCGCGTCAATCGCCTTAGCCTTGAGCGATTCGTACCTCATACCGTCGCCGACGACGGCAACTTTGCCAGCGTTCTTGCCGGTATAGTTGTCATTCCAATGCTTTTGAAGCCGAGCGGCCGTTTCATCTGAAATAGCACCGGGAGCCGTCAGCACGCCGCCCGGAGTAGCGCCATTCTGGAAAAATGATGTGCTGTCATTCTGGATAGCAAGCCCCTGCATGGCAGCCAAGCCGCCTGCGAAGATGGGCGATAGGCCTACGAGCTGATGATAAAAACAGTTAAAGCGGTCGTGAATGATTTCACGCGCGGGAACCGTAATGGATTGCGGCAATCCGGCTAGAACGTCAGTATCCAGTCGATAATAGACATCGCCGTTGTCAGCAACCAGGGGAGTGACAAGGGCCGGGTCAAGCACGTAAAGCCTAACAACCTTATTCCGACCGTTGCGCTGCTTTAGAACGTAAGTGTTTCCAGTTTGCAGTTTTGACAGTACCCAGCTTTCCATAAACTGAATGCGCGTCTGGAAATGGTTGGGCTTGTTCAGGACGGTTGAATACGGGTTGCGCTTAACCTCACTCCAAATTCCGTTTTCGTCTTCCTCAACCAGCTTGATACGCAACTTCGCGATGTCAGATGCGATCAGCGTCCGGCACGCGAAATCAGCATGATATGACAGTACGCTGTCGAAATTGACCTCGACGTTGCGCTGCCATGCGCCGGGAAAGCTCTCCAATACCGAAAACCAGCCGCGGCGAGATCTGATAACGGGCGACAAGGCTTTACTGACGCCGGAAGCCAGTTTCGAAATAAATCCCATTATTCGCTGCCCTTTGCCTCACGGCTCCGATTGCGTTTTCTGAGCCTCCGGCTCTTTAGCTGCGCACTGTTCCGGGAATTTTGCGGCGACGGCGGGTTAGCGCCTTCGCGGTCAATCTTCCCGAGAATGATTGCAAATCGCGGATCACACGATTGCATCGCGCGCGTCCGGTAATTGGTAGGTCTCATGGTGCATCTCCGGAGAGGCTGCCAGCCGCGAACCCACGGCTGGCAATTGCTTAATCAAAGGGCTTTATGCGCCGCCTTCAGGTGCTTCCGGTTCGCCCCATGCCACGCCCGTGAGATAGGCGACAGCGCTTGCGCGGCGACGTGCCCAGTTGATGGTACGCTCGGCACGGAAAGCAACGCTGTTGGTCTGCCAAAGCGAAACCAGCTGCGCCGGAGTCGGCGTAGTGCTGTCGCCGGTCGGATCATCAGCCATTTGCAGCGAAGCCTGGTCAGACATATCGACATTCACGTCCCCGTCATCGGCCTGGTAGATGTCAGACGCATTGACGAGAGCAACGATTCCGTCAGGCACGTACTCAGATACAATTACCGGCAGGCCGGAGAGCGTACCGCCGTTCATGGTGATGCCGGGGAACTCTGCCTGACCGAGGGGATTAGTCATGAGCGACAGACCCAGCGCCGTAGTGGCTTCCATGATGAACACGCCAGAAGTTGGCGCATTGTTGGCAGCAATGAAGGCACCGAAAAGCTTCTTCAGATCAGCACGAACAGCGTCAGCTGTGTTGCCAGACGATGGAATACCGGTAACACCGTTGAGGATGGATGCCGGAGAGATATCAACAACAGCGGCTTTTGCCGGATCGATGAAATCGATATCCAGACGCTCGCGGAGTGCAGCCGCCAGCTGATCGCGGACGATGGCCTCAGCCGACGGAGAACTATCGCGCAGCACTTCCATCGTCACTACGGCGATGTTTGCCACCTTCACTGGACCCAGCGTAGTACGGCTGAAGTCGAATTTAGTGAGCGGCTTGGCCTTACCCTCGCCTACCCAGTAGCCGGAACCGCCTGAAGTCTGACCGATCAGCGGCACACGGAACGGGACGCGACGAAGAGACGGTACGCCGTTAGCGCCGAAGCGACCGAGAATAGTCTGCGGGCGAAGATATTCAACGAAATCCGCAAACACACTGGTTTCTTCGCCAATAAGGTTTCCAGCCCAGCTTGGATTGCCGGTATTCGCTGCCGGTACAGCAGCCTTAGAAACAAGGCCGTAGATTTCCGAATCTTCACCGTAGAGTGACTTGGCGACTTCTCGAACGTTTACAACGTCCAGCTTGGAAATCGCCTTCACCTTGGCGAGACGCGCAAACATGATGCCGGGCTCGGTTTTCGGTGCCTTCAAGGTTACACCGCTACGGAGCGCCGTAGCTGCCTTGGCGGTCTGCACCTGATTTGCGACGATTGGCGTAGCCGTCTCTGCTACCGAGCGCTCAACTACGCGCAGGCGCGCCAGATGTTTGTCGATTGCGTCATTGTCAGCGTGAAGCTCATCGAACTTTTCCTGCTGTTCGGCGTCGAGGGTCGCGCCTTCTTCGCCGGCCTTTGCCATGATGTCTTCCATGGCCTTCTGATTTGCAGATCGGCGCGCATCAAAAGCCGCGATCTGCTCTGCGATAGTAGCCAAAATGGCCTCCTAAACTCTATGAATTGTCTTGATTGTGAAGGGCGCCCGATCGCGGGCCTCTTTCGCCAGGCGAGCCACATGCACCTTCTTGCCAAGCGCGGCAGGTGCAGGCTTTTCGTCGGCTGGAAACTCAAATCGCTTGATACACGCGATTGCTTCAGCGTTAAGGCTCTTGCCTACGCTGGTGATGATTGCCTGTTCGTTGGTCGGGATGGTAACGGCAGACAGTTCGAAGACTTCCGTTTCGAGGAAGTGAACCCCGCCATTTTCCATGTAGCTATATTCGATGGCACGGAAACCAATCGAAACAGCCCTGACCAGTCCGTATTCCATGGACTGCCAAGCCTCTTCCACGCGGTCGCGCAGAATGCCGCCTTCTTTCACGACAGGTAGCTCAGCCTCAAATGGAATACCGTCCGCTGTCGGCGTTTCGAACTTAACAAGCCCGATTGGTTTGCTATGATTGTGCTGCCACAAGAGTGGAATCGGGTTCTTGAACCGGACACCAAGCGGCTCGACTATATCGTTCACCCGATCAACTGCCGGCGTGGTCGCAACACCGCGAATAATGCGCCTATCGCCGTTGATCGATTTAACCTCGATCCGCGAATAGGCGCGGCGCGTCAAATCCATGACGAACTCCGTTTTAGAAGAAAAACATTTGATATTTAGGTTGGGCCGGTTGCGGCACTTCGGCCTCGGCAACGGACAGGGCCATTACAAGGCTGACCATGCCGTCAATTCTGCCTCGGCTTCCCGCCTTGGTCAGCTTGCGATTGCCAGCGTCATCCTTTTTGACGACCGCGTTACCTGCGCACATGGTCAATATCGGATGATTGCCGTGCCGAACCCGATTGTTCAGAAGCAACGTTTCGGTTGTGCGAAGCGCTGGAGACATGGAAACAAAGCCTTGCCCGAACGGCTCGAACTTGTTTTCCAGTTCTTCTTCGGTGAACCCGACTTTTGACAGCCATGGACGAAGCTGGTTCCAGTTGTGTCTATCAAATGCGAGTTTCTTGACGTCGTAGTCATCGAACACATCCCGCAAATGCCGCGCGACATACTCATACTCGATCGATTTTTTGCCTTCGACAGCGTCAAGATAGCCGTCTCGCGCCCAGACATCGTATTCGACGCGATCCAGCCGGGCTTTTGCGTCCAATCCCTCGCCCGGTAGCCAGAAATGCGGACGAACATCCCAGATGACTTGGCCTTCAACCGTTTCCGGTGCGACAAGAACCAGTGCCGTCAAGTCGGTCGTTTCGGATAGGTCGAGGCCGGCGTAGACCGCCCGCTTGGTGAAGTCCCGGTTCGGCTCAGCCGCATTTTCCATCCAGACCTTGCGCGAAACGAAAGGGTTGGACATTTCAACGCGACGGTTCAGAACAAGGTTTTCGAACTCTGCCTGTCGTGCGGGCATATTACGCGCATCTTCCATCATCCCCAGCACTTCGGTCTGGTTCATGAATAGATCAAAAGCGGGATTTGCTGCCCGAATAGCTTCTTCGGAAAATGTCTCCAAATCCATCGGGGCTGTCTGAAAACGCAATACCGTCCGAGGATCACGGGCCTTGTTCGCGTCATCGATTAGAACCGAAAGCAGGTCAGCGTCGGTCGGCGCCTGCGTCGAGATGATGATTGATAGCGGATCTTCCTGCGCGGCTGTTGCCGTTTCCATCGCGTCGTACAGCGATGATCGCGGGCCTTTGACCTGTCCGAGTTCGTCATGAATGACCAGAACTGGAGAGAGGCCATAAGCCGTCGATGCGTCCGCCGACAATGCCCGGTAAACCGTTCCCAGTTCCGGGCAGACGATGCGTTTACCGCTATCCTTCGGTTCCGCATATGCCGATAGCTTCGGAGACATACGGATCATCTTAGCGGCCAGTTCAAACAAAATACCGGCCTGCTCACGAGACTGAGCGGCGCTATACAACTGACTGTTTGGCTTGGCCTCGGGGCCGCAAAGGTGAAGCAACAGGATCATAGCCGATTCTGTCGTCTTCGCGTTCTTGCGGCCCCGGCTAATAATCGCTCGGCGCGTTCCATGCGGGTTGTCGTAAATCGCCCGGAGGTCGTCCTTCATAAATTCGGCAAGCTTAAGGGGTTGCCCGACAAAACGACCTTCTGGAATTCTGATATGACGCTCGAGCCAGCGAATGTTGCGTTCCGCACGGGTACGCTTTGGCTTAGTCGTCATCGTCCTCCTGCCATGGTCGGGAAACCTGTGAAGGCTTTTTGGCTTCCTCCGCCCGCACCGTTGCCTGTTGCGTGATGCGCATTCGGGTGGCCAAGGATGACATCGCCCGCCCCTCTCGTTCCTGCATCTTCAGGAGCTTGTCGTAATCATCGATATCGAGGGTTTTGCTCTTTTCGATCCGGCCAATGAGCTGCGCCACGTGTTTGGCCGCCACCACGTGCCGACAGTACTGGGTTAGCAGCCCGTGGGTCTCACGTGGGAACCAGTCAGCCGGCATTCGCTCGGTGATCGCCACCCATTCGTCAGCCTGTTCCGGGGTCAATTCCTGCGGCGGCAGCGGTCGTTCAACCACCTCCACAGTCGAGGGGACAACGATTTGCGTGCTCGCCGCCGACTTACGTCCGCGCGCCGCCATATTATTCCTATCAAAAACTTTTTTTCTACAAGTTTAGCAAAAGGACTGCCCATCGACGGTTCATGGTTTCGCGCCTTCGTCAGGCGTCGATCCCCCCCCCATGGGTCAGTGGCCTTTCCGCCACTCTGGCCATCCCGATGCGTCGACGCCCGGGACGATCAGCCCTCTATCTTCGCGCTGACCTCGGCTTGCATGGCACGACGCGCACGTTGATACGAACGGGCCCGACCAAAACAGATTTTCATCGCCACGATGAGCAACAGCATGGTGAACTTCCGTCGCCTCCTCGACTATCTCTCGCTCTAGGCACCATTGGCATAGCGGGTGTTCGTATAACTGGGCTTCACGTATCCGGCGCCAGCGGGCGGTGCGATACCATCGACGGTACTTGGTAGCGTCAGCGCTGCGCTGGTCGGTCATTGTGCCGAGCCAAACGTGGGCGGCGCTGGCCGGGGGAGATGGCCACCGAACTCTGCCCATTGCGACAGGTCATTGATGCCACCCTTGCGTGGTCCGAGACGCCCGAAGGAAATCTCGCGCTGAAGTCGACACAAGCCCTTAAGCCTGAATTGCCTGTCAGCTTCCTGCTCATCCGCCGTGGCTATCCGCGGCATCGTCAGCTTGTTTCGCTTGAACGCGGCTTCGAGCCTGCGCTGTAGATCATCCAAACGTGGATCAGTCATAGAAACCGCATCGATATCTTAGGCAACCTCTTCGCCTGGTTGCAGTCGGGAATGCCTTTCGAAAGGTCAGCTCGCAAGAACACGACATCCCGCGCCAACTCGACTTGCTTCGCTTCCGACTGCTCCAGTCGTTCGCGTAGGACGGCAGTGTTCTCTTTCTCGCGCTCGATCTCTTCCTCAATCTGCGCAATTCGGCCAGCGATAAGCGTCTTGGTGATACTGTTCATGATGCTCCTCGTGATGATTGGTGAATGGCACCTGCGGCTGGAATCGAACCAGCATCAGCGGTTTTGGAGACCGACGCTTTGCCACTAAGCTACGCAGATCGAACTGGTGCCCTAGCGAGGGATCGAACCCCGGACCACCCACTTATAAGGCGGCTGCTCTCCCATCTGAGCTACACGGGCGATTGGTTGCGGGCATCGGGATCGAACCGATCATATCCGGCTTATGAGACCGGCGAGCACACCAGCGCTCTCGCCCGCTGAAACGTTGCCGGGGGAGCGCCCACACTTTGCGCTGCAACCCCGGCTTCACCTGGCATGAGGAGGATGCCAAGGCGAATTTGATTGTTACGCCCGGTTCAGCGGTTGCACCCAACTGCAACATGACTGAGCGTCCGCGTGACGGCGGAAACAAGGCGGGGTTAGCCACCGAGTGACTAACCCCTTCAATTACTCTCACCACACGATGCGGATTTCCCCCCCACCTACGCGACAAACTTTTTTATCGCATTGGCCAGGTTTTCGTTTGCAGCCAGAAGACGCCGCTTTCCACCGCCCTTTTTGTCGGCGAAATGGCTGGGCATTCCCAACTTCTCACCGACTTCCGCGAAGCTTCTGGAAGTTAGGGCCGCGTCGAGAGTTGCGACATCTTCACGGGAAAGCTCTGCGAGCGTCTCTTCCCACACTTCCCGATCTGCCAGCGCCGTCGATACGTCTTGCCACATCAGGGAGCCGGGCTGACCCTTAGGAAATTTCTTCATTCCCATGAACAATTCAGCGACAGATGAAGGTTGCCACGGAAACCCAGGCGGGCAACGCTGCACTGACGGCAGTTTTGGCGTATTAGCATAGGCTCTTGCGAGGTCGGCGCGGGTCTCATCTTTCGACACCTTGACGTAGCGTTGACGTTTTTTCGTCTTCACCTTGTTCGGTAGATTGGCTTCAAGTAGTTCTGCGAAATAGGCGTTGCTCTCGCCTACGCCTTTCCTGTTGCCACCCAGTACTCGCTCTTGATCTTCTGACGTTCCGAGCATCGCACCAACCGGCACTTCCGCGTCGAAGGCAATTACCTTACCGTCAGGGCCGCGCGTGTAGGCCCGTTCTGTTGCGTGCCCGTTTGAAAAACGCAGTTTCCCGATGCGAGTGACAACCTTATGCCGTTTCCCTTTGCCGTCAATGTGCGTGCCGATCTCGATATCGCCGCCAACCGGATGCGAGTATGATTTTTCATCGGGCCCACGATCGCTAAACCGATAGCGTGAATGGCCGCTATCAATCTTCCCGCAATACGGCACTTTACGGTATTCTGCCTTGGCGATCTCGCGTTCGATTTCACCGAGCGTCGGACGGATATTGATGCGTCGCTCGATGTGAAAATCTTTGATATCTGATCGCTGGTCCTCGTCGCCTTCGTCGTAGTTGTCGTTATCATGGGTCAGGTTCCAGTTAGTCCGCAAAGGCTCATATTCCTCCTGCGGCCGGTTCCGATACGCCATCAGTGGCGCAAGCTGTTCTGCTATCGATCCATGTCGGGTCATCCGATCGCCCTCCGCTTACCGCTGTACCTTTCAAGCGCTGCTTTACCCTTCGGGCTTGCAGCCAGCTTGTATTCGCCCGGCTTACCGGCAGGGAGCCATTGCAACATCTTCCGACGTTCGAGACTGGCAATAGTCATCTCGCCTCTGGCCTCACTGCAATTTTGGTGCATTCCGTATGCAAGCATCCAAGCTTGGTTAGGCGTCAGGTATAATTCGTCGTCCGTCCATTCTGGTTCTGCGCTGGGCGGTAGGTTGTCATTCGCTGCGGCTCGCGGTGCCATGTCTGCTCCTCGTGTTCGTGGTGTGGTGTGGTCAGCTGTTTATTGGGGTGGAATTCCAACCGGGTTCCAACCCGGGTTGGGTGTTCCAACCCAATGGGGGTATAAGGGGGTTGGAAGGAACACCCGTTGGAAGGCGTTGGAAGACCGTTGGAAGGACCGTTGGAATTCATTCACGAGCCATGCGACCGGCAGCGATTTCATCGGCGATAACGACCAATCTCTGCCTCTGTTTGGACTGTGGTCCTTCCATTTCGACGCGAATTTTGTCAGCGGCAAAAAGCCGTTTCATGGCGCCTTCAAAACCCTTCTTGTCTATGCCTTCAGCATTTGGCATGCCTTCCATGAAAGTCGGTGCATAGGTGCTGCTGCGCGATGATGAAACACGCTGACCCGTCCGATTGATCTCAGACAATAACCGCAAGAAGACCTGCTCTTGATGCGCGTGTAAAAGCCCAGCAGCGGGCGACGGCTTACCGTCGTCGAGCATAAAGGCACCTTCCTCCCATCGCAGCTTTATTTCGCCTCCAACCTTCCCGTAGTTCGTTTTCATGGTTTTCAGGATGCGGGCGTCTGGGTCGGGGTCGTCTTTGGTGTCTGGTCTCGTCAAATACAGTCGACTCCGAACCGAATTATTCCAGGCCGTAGACCCCGATGAACCCGTGCCGTTTTGCATGCCAGCTACTGACGGGTGGGCCAAAAGGATAATCGCGCAGCTGATCTCGATCGCCAATTTGCGAAGCATGGAAACAAACTGGCGGACCTGAGCGCGCTTAACCTCGTCGCCGCCGAACAAATCGGCAGCTGTGTCCAGAACGATCAGGGCAGGACAGTAGGTCCGAGCTTCCTTGGAAAAGGCGTTCCATAACGGTGTTGGCTCCATGACGCCGGTTTTCGTGTTCGGAATGGATAGAAGTGCGTCGGCGTCCGCCAGCGGTAGTAGCTTGAAGTCTTCAAGGTCGGATAGCTTCCGGCTGTGCGCCTTGGTGATATCGACCAGCCGTCGGTGAAATTCCGCCGCCTCATCCTCTGCACCGAGATACAGCACGCGACCACGCATGGGCTGCATATCAAGCGTCTCGCAACCCATAGAACCAGCGGCCGCCAGTTGAAGCGCCAGCAGCGACTTGCCGACGCCACCGTCACCATTCAGGATGGTCACCTGCCGCATAGGCACAAGACCGTCGAGCCACCATTCACGCTCTGGTACGGGCAGTCCGAACCAAACCGACGGAACGATGAATGGCAATTCTTCGCCATTGGCTTCGGCGACATGCGCTACACTAGAAGCCTGCTTGGCTTGGTGTTTGGCAATTAGGCGTGACGTGTCGACAGGTCGCGTACCGTCGTCATAGTTATCGTTCGCAGGCGCCGGCATTTGTCGCGGTTTAAGTATCCCAGCATCCAGTCCGCGCCGGATTTTCGCCCGCACCTCTTTCTCACCGTCCTTCGCAACAACGCCATTGGCAAGCGCAGCGTCAAACAACCCGCGCTCGGCGTCGATTCGTGAAAGCGCGCCTGCACCAACTAGCGTACCCAAAGAAAACGCGCTGGCATTGACCTGGGCGCCTCGGCCGCCTTGCCGCGTTCCGGCCAGTTCGGCCAGTTCGGCCTCAACTGCCGATCGAACGTAATTGTCGTGGCAATCAGCCTCAAATACCCAATCGCCTGCAGCTTGTTCGACGTGTTTGGGCAAGATCAGGTCAAGCAGCCATTGCGGAGCGTCAGCCACTGCAGGAAGCCCCTCGCCGTCATGGTCGATCCAGTCATATGTTCGCCCGTCGGCTGTGACGCTCCCGGCCGCGATCACAAACCCGCCCTCGCCACGGATATCAAGGCCGTGGGAAAGAGCGCCACGATTGCGGACACCGTCGACGTGATTGAAGTAATAGTGAACACCGCCGCCAGCGGTGCGGACGGCTGCTGTTTTTGGCAATGGGCTATTTGCGGCTTCAAGTGCAGCCAACGCGGCCTTGCCGTCGATAAGCGTCCCGTCTGCTGTGTGATGCATGTCAACGTCGAGGACGAATATCCCGCTCCGTGCGCCGGTTGGGATTCCAACCATGGCGCCGCCATGCCGATTTTCATCCCACCAAGCGCGCGCTATACGTTCGAAAAGTGAAGCGCCCTTCAGTCCGTTCGATATAAGCGGGGCTTTGGCTGGCAAAACTGTGATTTCACCCGTTGCATTATCGACCAACTTGATGTCGCCAGCTCGGCATGGAAATACAGGAATGCCGTGCGAGATATAGCTTAGCGCCAGATCAAGCATGGGGTCAGTCTGACCAGATGTTGAGTTAACTGCGACCATAGCGGGCGACGGCCTCCTGTTTCGCGAGAACGACAAGCTCATCCGCAAGGGAAATGGGAAGTGTAACGGAATAACCGAAGTTGTCCTTTGGGCCGAAAACGCGCAGTCCGTTGCGAGTTTCTGCAAGCCGCATCCGGTAAATCTTCAAACCGTTCGGAAACTCAGCGTCGAAAAAATATTTCGTTCCCCCAGCGCCAATACGCGCCGGGGTGATGTTCAGGATCGTGGCGGACGTCATGCGGCCTCGACAACGACGTTGTGTGGCGTGAAGAACAGTTCGCCATCCGAAGCACGCCGCATCACGGCTTCCTTGCCGTGCAGTTCGGACGAATCTTCAATCCCGCAAAGGCCGACACTTTCGCGGAGACGTCCAAGTTCCGTCTGTCCTCGCTCCTGGCGACTATAAACCGGGCTTTCCAACACAACGTTGAAGTGGAATTTGCTTTTGTCGTAACGCCCATCGCAAAAAACAGTAAGTACGGTTTCCTTGCCGATCTTATCGACCAGCGTGTCGTTCACGATGAATGCAATTTCATCCTGCTTCTGGATTGATGCGTGGAGCTTCTTCTTGCCGGAGTTCCGGCTAAGCTGAGCGGCAAGTTGTAGTGTTGCTGCGGACATGTAGTTTCCTCGCGTTATTAGTGGTGTGGTAATTAGTGAAATCGTGGTGCGGTTGGATCGTCACAGGTGAGCGGCTCACTGTGGTGCGGTACAGGCCGCCATTCGGTCCGATACCCTGTTTCCCGCCCTTGCTGATCATGGCTTGTAATTCCCCACGCTTGTTCCAGCTCGCCAGCATTCCAGCGCAGATATGGCGTCGGCGCTTCAATGCGGTAGGGAACAAAAGCGATGGGAAAAGCTTCCGCTTTGCTCATAAATTCTCCTCGTGTTCAGGCGCGCGTCGGCCCATGGCGCGGGCTGTTGCGCATGCGGTTTGTTGTTGTGGTGTGGTTAAGCGGCTCGGGCTTCTTGCGCCTCAATGAACGCCAAAATTTTTGACTTCCTTGCGCACACCAAGTCTCCAACCTTGAAGGTCGGCAAGACCCCGGTTTTTGCCAGGTGATATACTGTTCTCTCTCCAAAACCGGAGAATAATGCTATGGCTTTCGCGCCGACCAGCATATCGTCGGCAAGATTGTCATTTCCCGCGTTCATACGAATCTCCTCGCGTTACCAGCGCGCACGAAGGCGCACGACTGGCGTGGGTGTGGTAGGGTGATTTGGAATATTGCCGCAGGGTTCGGTGGCGGCTTTTTGTTAGGTGTTGGTCCCAAGGACCGGCTTGATTGCTTGTGGCAATCCTTCGATCAGACGTGAGTCTGTCGGAAACCATTACAGCCACATTAGGTGAGTCTCGAACGATCATGTCAACTTGTTTTTTTGACGACGGTTCATTTTCCATGTTACGCGTATTCCGTTAGTCACAAAATGGAGACATACATGTCCATCAGGGAAAGAACCTGGACGACAAAAGGCGTAGTAAAAACAGCGTGGGTCTGTGATTATGTCGACCAGAAAGGCAAGCGCCATCTGAAAACGTTCAGGACTAAAAAAGAGGCCGAAGCATTCGATTCTCAATCGCATATAGAAGTCATGGGACGCGTTCACGTTGCCGATGCGGACACCGTGACTGTCAGGAAGGCTGCGGAGTTCTGGCTGTCCGAATGTGATGGTGCTCTGGAGCGATCGACAGTCGATCAGTACAAGCAGCACGTTGAGCTTCACATCAATCCATTCATCGGTAAAAAGCGTTTGAATGAGATATCCGTACCGGAAATTCGTAATTTCCTTGATGTGCTGAAGTCTGAAGGAAGATCGGCGGCGATGGTTCGCGCTGTCCGTGTCAGCTTGGGGTCGCTTCTCTCCGACGCGCAGGAGCGCGGCCTGGTCGTGAGGAATGCCGTGAAGGACATGGGTCGCGCGAAAGGGCGCAAAAGAGCAGAAGCGCGTCACCAACGCCCGGTCGAAGTCGGAACGGACATTCCGACACCCGCAGAAATAAAAGCCATCCTTGCGGCAGCTACGGGTAAATCTCGCATATTCATCTTGACCGCGTGCATGACTGGTATGCGAGCTTCGGAATTGCGAGGCTTGCGATGGCAGGACGTTAATCTTGATCGAGCCGAAATCACGGTTAGACAGCGCGCTGATGCCTATCAAGAAATAGGCTCCCCGAAGTCGAAAAAAGGAAGACGAACGATCCCGATCCCCGGCCCGCTCGCCGATGCTCTGAAAACATGGAAAGACGAATGCCCAAAAGGAACACTCGGGCTTGTATTTCCGACGGGAACGGGAGCTATTGAATATCATAGCAACATAGTTCACCGATGGTATCAGCCCGCGCAGGTAGCGGCTGGCGTCACCGTCAAAACTGGTAAGGTGGATAAGGACGGGAACGCCGAACTTGCGGCGAAATACACCGGCCTCCATGCCCTTCGGCATTTCTATGCGTCGTGGTGCATCAATCGACCGATCGATGGCGGATTGGGATTGCCCGCAAAAGTTGTTCAGGAGCGTTTGGGGCATTCTTCCATCACCGTTACATTGGACACATATTCGCATCTATTCGAACGGGGCGATGACGGGTCACTGATGGATAAAGCGGCGTCGGCGTTTTTGTAACGCGACATGGGCGCAACAAATTCGAATTTCACTAATGTTTTCAAAGCTCCATTGAGGACTCTGACTCCGTTAGTCTTGGTTCGAATCCAGGTCCCCCAGCCACTTGATTTTCCTGCGTAATTTCCGAAACAAAACTGGAACTGTAAAGACCATTTTGCAGTTTATTTCGCAACTTCCGTTACAGATTCGAGCTTGCAAATAGCCTGTCCTCCAAGCTTCGGATCGTGATTGAGATAGTGCGCCTCCAAAATCGAGCGAACGTCCCGAAGGGCTATGTCCGTGATCAAAATGCTTTGGAGCCATTCAAAGCCAAAAGGTAACGGTCGCAAGCGATGCATATCGCTGACTGCCGCAGAGCGGCAGTTAATCCTGATCGCTTTGGCGATGACTACTGCTCTGCCAAGCATCTTTCGCGCTACAGAGGATCAACGCAATTCGCGCTGATTACACGATGAACACATATCGCTTAACAATCAATAATTGCAGTTGAAATTCAAAACGTCCGGGGATACCTACCTGCGTGTTGTTGGGGGCACTATGGACGGTTCTGCTGTTTTCAGCGCGAAGCCTTTGGTTTTCGCTGCATCGGATGAAGCATATTTTCGAAAGCATGCAGTTGGTTTTGCAAAGTCCTCGTTGAGGGCTGGCCACTCGGTACATCTAACAGTCACCCCCTCTCCAGGCGCGCAAGCAGGATCGCGCGCGCAGAAATTGCAGCGAAAGTTATTGCCTTCTTTTTGGAGACAGTTTTCGGACGAAGAACGTGCGCGTATCACCGTCGAGATTTGGTCTGATCCTCGTATAGAACGGGAGATGGGTGAGCTTGAAACCGTTATTTTCTACCAATCGGTTCGTTTTTTCCGTCTTCCTGCTTTGTTGCGCTCTTACAATCGTCCAGTAGCAGTTCTCGATATCGACAGCCTCGTAATCCAACCCATACCTGCTAGGCCAGGCAACGATGTCGGTCTGTTCCTGCGGCTTAATGAGGAAAAGGGCAGAAATGAGTATGAGCGCCTTGGCATGAAAGTGCTGGGTGCCATGATCTACGCCGCGCCCTCTGGCGTCGAATTCTTTGAGGATGTTTCACGCTACATCGACAACCACGAACCGTTGTATTTTCTCGATCAACGCGCACTCTATGAAACTTATCTCTCAAGACGAAATGTAAGAGTGTTCGACATCGCCGAAACAGGCTGGCTCGACTGGACTTTCAAACCTGGGGCTGTGGTTTGGACCGCCAAAGGAAAACGAAAGCGACGCAATTTGAAATATGTCCGCGAGCGGCTGAAATTCGAGGGGCGGAGCCCGATTGCATCAACGCTTATAATTGCGGGATACCGCCTAGGGTTGCTCAGGACGTAA